AAAGCCTTACGCTAAAGGACCATACGCCTTACGACCACGCTCTGCAGCGCCATTACCACGAGTTTCTACGCCAACACTTCTTTTCTTAGCAGTAGCATAGCTTACGCCGTTTGGAACTGGATCTGTTAAGTCTGCTTCTCTTGCTGATTTCTCAGTTACATAAGTCTCAAATGGGCTTTCACCGTCTTTAACAGAAGTACCATTCATAGCATAAACTTCAGCTGGTTTGGCGTTCTTAGCATTGCCAGTTCTAATAGCAGGACTATTTTTAGTAGTTGCTGGAATATTTTTAGCCATGATTAACGACCTCTTTGATTAGCCGCACGAGCCAAGTTACGACCCATAGACTTATAGTTTTGGTTTAGTTTGCTTTTAGCGGCTTTTGGGCCGTTGTCAATTACTTTAGGACCGTCATTAGGGTAAACCTTTACATCGGTTTTGCCTTTACTAACTACGCGTCCGTCGCCTGCTTTTTTGTATGCCATGATTATTCCTAACTTGTTGATATTGTTACCGTACCCACCTGACAGGCTGCAATCAAATAATTAGCGGTTAATACCGTATCAAACTGACTTGCACCACCAACAGGATTCCAACCCCACTGAAACACCCTACTACCACCGGAAATATTGCCTAAATTATCAACTCCAGAAGCGTAGTAACTAATGTCCGGTCTTGGTTCCCTGACTGCCTGTGGGTCATTAACTGGATATAACCCTAATTGTAACTGAGGTTGGTCAGGATCCCAACATTCTTGACATACTTTTATATTGACCTGTTTGGTCTTGATGATAAGCTTTTTAAGCTCCACCAATTTATACCTTTGACCGCAGCGATCACATTCCGCAATTGAATGTTTACCAGAAGCATACTTGGAGGGCATATCTTACCTCGCATAAAACAGATTCCTAGGCACAAAACGAATGCTTGCCTTTTCTCTGTCTTCTTGGGCGGCTAAGTCAAATTGTTGGTCATAATCTGCTTTTAACCCCATAACTCTTTGTGGGTCAACACCAGCAAGCTTAACACTTAACATGTAAGCAAGTCCAGCTACAAAGCAGTTAACAAATCTAAATGGGATATCGGCAATATTAACACCACTACCAGCGTCTTGAATACGGCGCATACGCCAATAAACGAGGGTATAAGTTGTTCCGCTAGCGGGGGTAGGCCAGATGTTCACACAAGGCAAATACTGGTTATAGACAACAGTTCCTACAGTATGAGTAGCTGCTGTGGTGCCGTTTTGACCACGCCAACAGTTTTGTAACTGGTTTCCTACAATATTGGTGTAGGCAATAACTTCTGAGTCTAATTGAATAAAGCCTGTTGATCTTAACCCTTGGGTAGAGCTTAAAGTAATTGTTGTATCTGTAGCAGAAACCGCACTAGCTACTGTATAAGTGGTTGCATCAGCATTCCCAGACTGGCGATTAACCCACATCTGAATAGGACGTCCTGTAGTTAACTTATTAGGAATAGTCGAGTAGGTAGATTCTGAAATGCGGTTTAAATTAATATCTTGCTGATTAGTTGGGCTAGCATTACTTGTACGGGTTACCGCATCCAAAATGTCGATTGTGTCAACTGGAAGTGCGTAGATACCTTGATTTGGTACTAGTGGAATAGCAGCTTCTTCAACAGTCCAAAGGTTAATACCTTTATTAGCCCATTCAATCGTCATTAGATTGATAGAACGACGAGCAGTACGCAAGTCATATCCAGTACGGTCCTGCATACCGCAGCGCTCAAAAGCCTCTTCTACGAGTTCTGTGAGGTCTAAATTAAACCCCGAAGTACCAGATGTGTACTGTGTTGTAGACATTATTTACTTACTAGATTGTTCAACTCATCCAAAATTGCAGGCTTAATGTGCAAGTTGCTAAGAATAACAATTACTTGGTTTAAAGTATCAGCGCTTAAACTAACCATCTTTTGGGCAGCTTGGGTAGTAACCGCTTGCACTTCAGCTACAGCAGCTGTAGATTCTTTAGTAAGGGCTGCAACTTGTTGTTGTAGGAAATCAGAAATTGTTGATTCTACGTTATCTAATGTACTCATTTTTTCTTCCTTGTTTTAGCAGACTCAATAAAGTCCTTTTTAGTAGGCGCACCCTTAGATCCAACAGGACGCATCTTTTCACCAGAGCCAGCTTTAATACGTGCTTGCTTTCTATGAATGTTCTCATATAATCCGACTTTCCCACCCTTAGAATACTGAGTAAAGTCCGTATCGTCTCTACGAGCTTTCTTAGTACCGCTAGGCATTTTAGAAGGGGCAATAGCGCCCATTCCGCGGGAAGCCATCATTACTTCTTGCCTTTAGCCATACCGCCGCCACAAAATGCTTTAATGTGGTCAGCATGTTTTTTGTGCCCAGCAGCATGTTTGCCATAGTGGTCGCTATGATGTACGTGACCGCCATCTTCGTGCTTAGAAATGAAGTCATCATGATGGACCATGTCTGGGCCTTTCATTGGTTCCATTTGTTCTTTTACCATTTTCATTTAAATCTCCTTAACAATAAGTACCACGAGTTTTACCTCGTTGGGCGATGCCATCTGCACGACTAGAAGCTGAAGATATTTTACCGCCTTTAGCCTTCTTAACTGGTTCCTGTGGGGCTGGAGCTGGTTTGCCACCTAAAATAATAGCTAGCTTAGACCCAGAAGTAGCAGCTTTATCAAGGTTTTGTTGACCCTCTTTATTCTGCTTCTCAGTACCAATAAGATTGTCTTTGATGTCGTCTAGTATGCCCATGATTAGCAGAATCTTCCGCGTGTCTTACCACGTTGCTCAATACCACCGCCACGAGCCATCTTCTTAACGTCGCCACCTTTTTTATAGGTATCACCCATTGGGTTCATGTTACCCATAGCTTTGGTCATTACGTTTGACTTTGGTTTAGACTTCATGCGTGGTTTAGCTGGGGTTGGAACTTGCTGATCCATATTACCGCTAGCCAAAGCAGCCATTGCGCGGGCGCGAGTATCGTCTTTGATAGCAGCGTTTTGACCCTGCATAGTTTGTGTTTCTACTGGAGTATCAACATCGCCACCTTCGTCGTAGCGTTTTACTTTACCGCCTTTAGCCATCTTAACAGTCTTAGGGGCAACAGTTTTGCCAGAGTCACCAAGGTTTTTACCTTTAGTGTGACCTTTTTTCTGGACAGCAGATTCACCAAACTTGCGTAATTTATTAGAGCCAGCTTCTACGTCTTTAGACATACTACGTGGACCCATAGACTCTTTAGCCATACCACCTTTAGCCATTTTTTTCATAGCCATACCACCTTTTTTAAGTTTAGACAAATCAGTACCTGGGCCAGATTTGTGCTCTTGTTTATCATGCATTCTAAATGCTTTCTTAACAATGGCTTTATCTTGTTTAATGTCAGCCTTCATATTTTCTTTCATCATTCCACCTTTGTTAAATTTTTTACCTTTATCGGCAGCTACAAAATCTTTGCCTACTGACTGCGGTACTCCTACTTTCTTAGCCATCTTAGGGTTATGAGCTACCATCTCCATAAAACGGTGTTGTTTGCTAGAAGTACTTGGCATTATTTACATTTCCATCTAGCTAAACTAGCTGCCTTACGAGTAGGACGACCCTTCTCATCTTTCATTGGACCAGGCATTCCTGACATTCTTGCACAAAACGATTTTTTACGTGGACCACCTTCTGGTTGAGGTGCTTTTAAATGCGAACCAGTAGCTGCATTATATTTAGCACGACCTTTAGCGGTAAGACCAGCACCTTTAGACGCAGGTAACTTTTCTCCACGACCAACTGCGAGTGAAACACCTTTTTTCTTAGGCATTATTTACTCCAAAACCCTTGAAACAAGTTAGCAATAATAGCGCCAATTAAAGCAGCTGCACCACCTACGCCTAACAATAATCTCCAACCACCATGAGCTTCAGCCAATGTTTTTTGAATAGCTTGGATAGCGGTCTTGATTTCTTTCATTTCTTCGACCATTTTATCCATATCGCTTTGCAGGTGTGAGATATCGTTCGCGTGGGTAGCTAGTTCTCTTGCAGTAGAAATAAGATCAATTTCACTCATGATTAGCCATAACAAATAGTGCAGGAGTTAGCGTTTGTTAAAGTAGCATAAATACCGTTTTGGGCCAAAATACCTTCGCCCGGCAATAATACAGGAACAGCTACTACGTTGGCTCCAAAATCAAACTGCCACAAAATATTACCAGAAGCCGCAGAAGCATTATCGTAAAGGATAAGCGTACCGGCAGTACCGTTACTATTGAATGTAATTTGTTTTAAACGACAACGACCTGACACTAACGCTACAGACGTATTAGTGTGCGCCATCTTTACATCGGTTTGCATCATAATTAATCTCCTAAAGATTTAAAAAGGAGGCGGGGTTAACCACCCCCTAGCAGATTAATTAATCAAAGTTACCGTATGGGTATGTTGTAGCATTACCAATGTTGTAGTCGGCTTGTGTATAACGCAAAGTAATATTTACTTGACCTGCGTTAACTGAAGTCAAACTGCTTGCTGTCAACGCCAAAGTTACTACTACTTGGCTAAACCATGTAGGCTGTTGACCAGGTTGTACGTTCTGAACATCTTGCAATGTGCCATTAGCATTGTCTAACTGGGTTGCTGTAAAGGTAGCATATGTACGACCAGCAGCTGTAATAGCAGCAGAAGTGCCATAAACACCAGTAGTAGTAGCAAAAGCGTTAGAGATGTATGGTTGGATTGAAGTTACAGCATGTGTACCGTCAGTTGGGGTAGTGCCTTGCTCGATGATTACATCAATTAAGTTTGAACCGTATGGGAGCAAGAATACTGCACCGCGGTAGTTAGTACCAGTAGCATCAGCAGTAGGAGCAGAAGCAACAGTTGGGCCAGAAGTGCTATAAGCACCAGCTTGTGGGGTCCAAATAGTACCAATGTTGTTAGGGATATTGTTTGAGCTAACGAATACGCCAGATGTGCCACCGTAGTTAGCTGTGCCTGGAGTTGTTACAGCAAAGTCCAAAAATGCGTTTTGAACTAATTCCACTGTACCAACAGAGCGCTGTGGGCCCATACGCTGTTCACCAGCTAAAATTGGGCCTGAAAATGTAGTACGTGCCATGATAAGATTCCTTATGCAAAAGTTCCCGTACCAATCATTGCATTGTCTGCTGGGGCAGTCCGGTACAGGTAATCACCCAGATACGCCTAGTTTACACTAATTATTCTTTTGTGTGTAATCATTTTTATGTAAAATGGGTAGTATTAGATAAATAAATGGGGTGGATATGAGTGCTTGGCTTATCATAGTTACGGGGCTAATTTACGTTTATATATCAGTAGAGCAAGGGTCTAAAGGTAACTGGGCTATGTCTATGGCGTACGCAGGGTACGCTTTCTCTAACGTAGGTCTATATTTAATGGCAACAAAATGACAACTATTGTGGGTGATTGGGGTAGAAAGTTACTAGTAGCCGATAGTCAATTTACAGATGATGATTCAGGTATTAAATATTTTGATGAAAAAATTGTTGCAATAGATGGCGGTTATTTAGGTGTGGCTGGAAATTGGAGTGATTGTGAAAAAGTGGTTGAATATATAAACAAAAAAAGCAAAACCAAACCAAAATTAAAAACAGATAGTTCATTTATTAAACTTACCAAAGAAGGTCTTTTTTATTGCGGAGATGACCTTGATTGGGAAAGAGCAAAAACTTTTATGGCTATTGGTTCAGGTGCTATGGCAGCAGAAGTTTGCATGAGAATGGGTCTTACTGCTGAAGAAGCTGTTAAATGGGCTTGCAATGTAGATGCAAAAAGCCATGAACCAATTAAGACTTATCGTCTTTAATATTCTTTTGTTGTTCTTTAATTAGTTTTTCTATTTCTCTAGCAAATCTATAGCGTGTATTCCATTCATTAGCACTAGCTACGCCTCGTAATCCTAAAGAATACCAAGCGTTTTCAATTTCTTCATCAGTCATGGCCTAGCAATTTTTGGACTTTCTCCAACAACGCTTCCTGGGTAAAGCCGTGTTTAGCTGTAAAACCTTTTGCACCCATAAGGTGAATTCCTGTGTTTCCGAGATGGTGTTCAAAGCAAAGCGGTAAGCAAGGGGATGTAGATCGGGGCTGACCAAACCGCCTAACATGGTGGAGCTGTACGTCTGGCATTTCAATCCCATAGGCGGCACTACAGACAATACATCCGAGTCGGGCAATCTTATCAAGAGCGATTTTCTCATTTCTAGTGGACACTATTGTGACTAGCCCAATCTTCTAACTCTTGTGCTGTTTCAGTAATAGAGCAAGCAATTAAATATGCTTCTGTTTTTCTATTTTTTAATACTGCATTAAGAAAAGATTTAGTAAGTCTATTTAATTTAAGTAATGATTCTGCGTAATCTGTCATGTTGTCATCTTTTCAATATGTCTGTTAGAGGCTTCTTGTGTACGCCAAGCCTCAAAGCGCATTTTTGCTGCTTCTAACTGCCATCTTAATTTTTCTACTTGTTCTGTTGCTACTCCAATAGCTTTGCATAACTCTTGGTATTCAGGGCTTCTATAGGCTTCCATTTCTTTAGCTGCCATGCTAGAACCTTCTGCTTGGGCCATTTTAATAGAACGTAATGAATGTTTAAATGACTCTAATTGTGCAAGTTCACCTTTGGCTTTTGCATAATCAGGGGCAGTTTTATAAATAAATTCAA